GTGAGACAGCGCGAGATGCAGCGAGTGAACGCTGAAAAGATGATGGCTATCCAGTCAGAGCAGCAGCGTTTGCAACAGGAGCATCAGAGGGAATCGCACAAGGCGATGCAAGAACGACTCCTGCAGGAGAAGGACTTGCTGCTGTCTGCGGCCCCTGAGCTAAAAGACCCCAAGGTCGCGGCGAAAGCCAAGTCCGAATGGGTCAACGCAGGCAAGGCCATCGGATTGACTGAGCAGGAGATGAACAGCATCACTGATCACCGCATGTTGTTGGCGCTGCGCAAGCTGGCGACCTACGACTCGTTGATGAGTAAGCGCCAGAGCATCAAGCCGCAGCAGTCGGTCGGTAAAGTCGCCAAGCCCGGTGTGGCAGCGTCTGGTAAACCACAGTCGAGTGTAGTTAAGCAAGCTCAACAGCGTCTCAAGGCAACGGGGAGCGTCCGCGATGCGGCGAGCCTCTTTGAAAAATTCTTGTAACTTGTTAAGGAGCCATCATGGCAGCAATCACCAATACCTATACCCGCTTCGACGCCAAAGGCGTGCGGGAAGACCTCTCCAATGTGATCTATCAGATCAGCCCTGAAGAGACCCCGTTCATGTCGAACATCGGCAAAGAGAATGTCAAGAACACTTTCTTTGAATATCAAACGGACGACCTCGCCGCGGCGGTGTCAACAAACGCGCAGATCGAAGGCGACGACATTACCTCGTTCACTGCAGCCACTCCGACGGTGCGTATTGGCAATTACACCCAGATCAGCCGCAAAGATGTGGTTATCAGCGGAACACTTGAATCCGTTGATAAAGCAGGTCGCCGCAGCGAGATCAGTTTCCAAATGGCGAAAAAATCCGCTGAACTTAAGCGCGATATGGAAACTACCATGCTGGCCAACCAAGCCGCCGCTGCCGGTAGCACTTCCGCTGCCCGTAAGACTGGTGCTCTGCAGGCCTTCTTGAAGACCAACACCAACGAAGGCACTGGCGGTGGCGATCCTTCGTACACCTCCATCCCTGATGCGGCTCGTACCGATGCGACCGCTGGTGACTTGCGCTCGTTCAGCGAAGTGTTGCTGAAGGACGTGATCCAGAAGGTGTGGACTCAGGGTGGTAAGCCCTCCATGGTCATGGCTGGTCCTATCAACAAGCAGAACCTGTCCAAGATGACTGGTATCGCCGCACAGCGTTTCAACGCGCAAGGCGCAAAGCCCTCGACCATTATCGCGGCGGCTGAAATTTATGTGAGCGACTTCGGGAATGTCTCAATTGTTGCCAATAGGTTCCAACGTGAGCGTGACGTGTTTGTGCTTGATCCTGAGTACGCATCGGTCACCTACCTGCGCCCATTCCAGACCGTGGAATTGGCAAAGACCGGCGACGCCGAGAAGCGCATGCTCTTGGTTGAGTGGGGCTTGAAGGTCATGAACGAGAAGGCCCACGGCGCTGTTTACGACTTGAACAGCATCATCCAGTAATGGAATCAATGGGGGGCTAATCACCCCCCATTTTTTTATATGCACTCAAAAGTTTTTGACTTTGACCCAACCACCGGGGTCAAGAAAATGTGGCACTACGATGGCGACACCGACAAGGCTGTCATTGAAACCATTGTTGACGCGACGGATGTTGTGGAAGACAACAAGGCTCAGTTCAACCAGTTTGACGAGCGGTCGAATTGGAAGGGTGACATGCACAAGGTTGCATCCATCCCGATGACCATCTTCTATGACTTAAAAGCAAAAGGCATCATTGATGATCAAGCACGATTGAAGGCTTGGCTCAACGACCCAGAAAACAGATTTTTTAGAACTCGACCCGGACGCGTTTAATGTCAAACATCATTGGAATCCTCGTACCCACCCGCGACTTCGTCAACTCGGGCTTTGCCTTTGACTTGGCTCGTTTGGTGGGCTACACCATCGGCACCACAGAAAACCGCGTGGTGATCTACACCAGCTCGGGCACCCTGCTCTCCTCTCAGCGCCAAGACTTGGCGCGAGATGCGATTGAGGCTGGCTGCACCCACACCCTGTGGCTCGACAGTGACATGAGGTTTCCCAAGGACGCGCTGATCCGATTGCTGGACCGTGACGAGCCAATCGTCTGCGCCAACTACGCCAAGCGTCGGTTCCCGACTGAGCCGATTGCGGTGAAGAAAAATGTGCCCGGCGAGGATGCCCAAAAGATCAATCGAGTCTATACTGAGCAGGACTCAACCGGCTTGGTCGAGGTGGACTACTTCGGCATGGGGGTGATGCTCGTGAAGGCAGAGGTCTACAAGAAGATGGAGTTCCCTTGGTTTGCCATCCCGTGGGTGCCAGCCGCAGAGGACTACATCGGCGAGGACGTTTGGTTTTGCCGCCGCGCTTCCGAGAACGGCTTCAAGACGATGATTGACCAAGACCTGTCCAAAGAGGTCCACCACATTGGCACGTTTGAGTACAAGCACGAGCACACACTGATTGGCAGGGAATGAAATGAACTACGCACAGCTCAAGACCAACATCGCTGACTTTCTGAACCGAACAGACTTGACGGCGGTGATCCCGACGTTTATTGAGCTTGCAGAGTCCCAGATGGAGCGGCCACTGCGCGTGCGTCAGATGGTTGCACGGGCCACGGCATCGGTTGATACCCAGTACAGCGCGGTGCCTGCCGACTTCTTGGAGGCCAAGACCTTCAAGATTACCAGCTCCAATCCCATCCAGCCCATTGAGTTCTTGACGCCTGAGCAGATGGACGACCGTGACCAGTTGTACTCCAACGCACCGGGCATGCCCAAATACTTCACCATCATTGGTGGTCAGATTCGCGTATCACCCACGCCTGACGCGACCTACACGGCAGAGCTGATGTACATCGCCAAGCTGCCCAAGCTGTCGGACAGCGTGACCACCAACTGGCTGCTGGCGTCGTCGCCGGACGCGTACCTGTACGGTTCATTGATGCAGGCCGCGCCGTATTTGAAGGACGACGAGCGTGTTGCGGTGTGGGGAACTCTTTACAATACGGCCATTGAATCAATCAAATTCGCAGACCAAAACGCAAGCGCAAGCGGTCTGATCCGGGCGCGAGTCAAACCATTTGGAGCACGCTGATGTCTTCTTTTACCGATTACACCGAAAACCTTGTTTTGACTTGGTTATTTACTGGCAGTTCTGCCACCCGTCCAACCGCATGGTACGTGGGCCTGTTTACCGCAGCTCCAAGTGACTCCGGTGGTGGTACCGAGGTTTCTGGCAGCGGCTACGCTCGCGTGGTCACCGGCACCATGACCGTCTCGGGCACATCGCCCACCAACTGCACCAACAGCGCGGCCATTGAGTTTGCTGCGGCAAGTGGCGGCAACTGGGGCACGATCACCCACATCGCCATCTTTGATGCGCTGACCTCCGGCAACATGCTGGGCTGGGCGCAGTTGACGACCTCCCGCACCATCAACGACGGCGACGTCTTGCGCATCCCTGCTGGTGACTTGGACATCACGTTGACTTAAATAGGAGGCTCTCATGCCCTTGGTTTTGAAAGATAGGGTCAAGGAGTCTTCTACAACGACTGGCACTGGTACGCTGACCCTTGGTGGTGCGGCTTCTGGTTTCCAGTCGTTTGCCGTTATTGGCAACGGGAACACGACTTACTACGCGATTGTTGATTCTGCCTCTGGAGCTTTTGAGGTGGGCATTGGCACGTACACCTCCAGCGGCACAACCCTGTCGCGTGACACGGTGCTTGAGTCGTCGAACGCTGGCGCGTTGGTAAACTTTGCCGCTGGCGCAAAAGATGTGTTCGTGACCTACCCGGCAGAGCGGTCTGTGGTGGGCGGCATGGGCTACATCGAGAACGCCGCTACGGTGACTCAAAGCTCAACGATTAACGCAGGCAACAACGCCATCTCAGCCGGACCGGTGACGATTGCCAGTGGTGTCAGTATTACCGTGCCATCTGGCAGTCGGTACATTGTGGTTTAAGGGGTAAGAGATGCCAACAGTTATTGATGGTGATACGGGCGTAAGCCAAGTTCAAAACGGTGTAATTGTCCAAGCGGACTTGGCCTCTGGCGTGGCTGGCACTGGCCCTGCGTTTTTAGTTGCTGTGAATGGCAATGCATCTCTTGCTGCTGCTACTTTTACAAAAGCGCCTTTAAACACAGAAACATTTGATACAAACAACAATTTTGACAGCACGACCAATTACAGGTTTACCCCAACAGTTGCTGGTTACTATCAAATAAACACCATAAATGGACAGCTTGTAAACGGGACTGTGTATAACGCGATTTACAAAAATGGCTCACTGTATTATCAATTTGGCGGGTCTAATATTGCTGTTCAAGGTAGTGCGTTAATTTACTTAAATGGAAGTACGGACTATATTGAACTGTATTTATATTCAACAAGCGCAACGGGTACTATTAACTGCACGGGTTTATTTGTATCAATGTCTGGTGCACTTGTGAGGGCAGCGTAATGACACTCTACGAAAAAATCAAAGCGCTCTACCCCGACCTCACGGACATGGACTTCGTGACCGTCATCCGCTTGCAAAACGACAGCAATGGCCGTGACGACTACATTGCCAAGTGGGAACACCCAACACTGCCCAGACCAACTGAGGAGCAACTCGCATGAGCAAAATCGCATTAACCGGCAACGCCAACGGCACAGGTACGTTTACGCTGGCCAGCCCAAACAGCAACACCGACCGAACGCTGACGCTACCTGACAGCACCGGAACGTTTGCAACTGCTGAGTCCACGCTGACCCAGTTCAACGCATCGGGTTCTGCCCCTGTGTATGCTTGCCGCGCATGGGTCAACTTCAACGGCACTGGCACTGTGGCGATTCGTGCGAGTGGGAACGTGTCGAGCATTACGGATAACGGTACTGGTGATTACACGGTTAACTTTACGACTGCAATGCCTGATGCGAATTACAGTGTTTCAGGAACAGCAGGCTGGCTTAATTCTGGCGACCACGGTTATGTAAGCCCAATAGCTCTTACTACGTCATCAGTAAGGGTTGGCACATCGTTACGAACAGTTGGGGCAAATGATAGAGACCCTGTCTCTGTCGCCATCTTCCGCTAAGGACACACCATGAACCGAATCATCTACAACCAAGACAACGGCGTGGTCGCTGTTCTAATCCCAAGCCCAGAAGCCCTTGAGCAGCACGGCATCCAAGCCATTGCAATTAAAGACGTACCAAGTGGCCGTAAATTTAAGCTAGTGGACGCTGCTGACATCCCATCGGATCGTTCTGATCGTGATGCTTGGACGGTTGACGAAGCAGACCTGACTGACGGTATCGGAGGTGAATCCAATGAGTTTACCGGAGACGAAGCATGAGTCTTATTAAAGTTGACCCCGCCAAGGCACAAGCCAAGGCCAACGCTGACCGCATCGCTGAACTCAAGGCGCTGCTGAACGACAGCGACTACAAGGTCTTGCCTGACTACGACAAGCCCGATGAAGACATCGTGAGCCAGCGCCAAGCGTGGCGTCTAGAAATCCGCACACTGGAGGAGCAAGCATGAGCACCCTAGCCGTCAACACCATCACCAACGCCGCTGGGGGAAACACCGCCCAGATTAACGGCATGACCCCGACAGCACAGAGCTTGCAGGGGTTCCGCAACCGCATCATCAACGGTGACATGCGGGTTGACCAGAGGAACGCTGGGGCGAGTGTGACTCCCGCAAACAGCCAATATTTGGTTGACCGTTGGCAAGCTGTTTTGACTGCGGCGTCCAAATATTCACTCCAAAGAAACGCAGCTGCTGTCACGCCCCCTGCCAGTTTTACAAACTACCTAGGGGCTACCTCGCTGTCAGCGTATTCAGTTATATCAAGCGATGCGTTTGCCGTTGTGCAAGGCATCGAAGGATTCAACGTAGCCGATCTTGGGTGGGGAACCGCTAACGCACAGACTGTGACGCTTTCTTTCTGGGTGCGTAGTTCTCTAACGGGCGCTTTTGGGGGGAGTTTTTATAACGGTGGAGCAACGCGCTCTTACCCATTCACGTTCACGGTCAGTGCCGCAAACACATGGGAACAAAAAACAATCACGGTCGCTGGCGACACAACCGGAACTTGGTTGACTGATAACGGTGGAGGTATTTTCGTCCGCTTCAGTCTTGGTGCTGGAGCTACGTTTAGCGGAACTGCTGGAGCTTGGGCGGCAGGCAACATCGTCCAGCCGACAGGTTCTGTCAGCGTAGTCGGCACAAGCGGAGCCACCTTCTACATCACAGGCGTCCAACTCGAAGCTGGCTCTGTCGCCACGCCGTTTGAGCGCAGACCGTATGGGACTGAGTTGGCGTTGTGTCAGCGGTACTACGAGACAACGGGCATGATTCTTTTAACGGCAGTTGTTGGGCATTATCAGCCCGGATATTGGGCTGTTCAAAAAAGAGCAGCGCCAACTTTAACGCTAGTACCTCTGTCGGGAACAAGCGGAGCTGTAGCCAATTTTAGCCAAGATACAACAAAGGGTTTTTATCAAAGTAATCCGCACAGCGGAGACATCAATGCGCGGGTTATCGGCTCCATTGAACTGTAAGGGAAAACATCATGTACCAACAACTACCAGATCAATTCGGCCAACCCGCACAGTGCATCAAACGCCTGTCCGACAATGCCTTCATCCCATTCGACCCTGCCAACACGGACTACCAAGACTACCTAGCGTGGCTTCAGGCTGGCAACACACCCCTTCCCGCTGACCAACCGGAGTAACCAATGCAACCGCCAGAGATTGACCCGGTAAAATATGGTGCCATGTGGCAGCGCGTGAACGACTACGAGCGCCGCTTTGAGGCCATGGACAAGAAGCTGGACAAGATGGAAGGCCAGATCGAGGAACTGCTCGCCTTGGCCAACAAGGGCCGTGGCGGTTTCTGGATGGGCATGACCATCGCCTCCAGCGTCGGTGCCGCTGTGGCATGGGTCGCTGGCCACATGAAGGCCTGACATGTTCGGCTTCGCCACGTTCTCGCAGTCGCCGTTCTCGGCAACCGGCAACGCCATCTATGACGTCCCGGTCCTGATTGCAGGGCAGAGTGCCCTTGACGCAAACGCGCAGCGCATCCAGTTTGCTGCGGCCACCATTGCTTCCGAGAGCGGCCTGAGCGTCTACGCCATCCGCTACGGCGTCGGTGGGGCCACCATCGTCGGTGAGTCCGACCTGACGGCCAACGGCATCTACATCCGAGACACGCAGGGCGTGGTCACGGCTGAGAGCGCATTCTCAGCATCTGGCACGCGCATCGCTATCGCCGTGGCGTCTATCAACCCGGAGTCGGGCCTTGAGGTCTACGCGATCCGGTACGGTGTGGGTGGCGCGACCATCGTAGGCGAGTCGGACCTGAACGCCGAGGTGCGGCGCATCGCCATCGGTGCAGCGGCTTTGGCGGCAGAGTCCAGCATTACTGGCACGACAACGGTCATTTACAACACCAACGCCACGATTACCAGCCAGTCCGAGCTGGCGGCTTTGGCTCAGAAGGTGCTGGCCACGGCGGCCACGCTAGGGGGTGTTTCAAGTATCATTGTTGCAGCGAGAATCAAGTGGAACGAGGAGCCGGACACGGCAGAGACTTGGTCTCCAATCGCGGTTGCTTCTGAGGACTGGACGCCAATTGCAGACGCCTCCGAGACTTGGGCACCGATCACAGACACATCCGAGATTTGGACCGTCGTTACCGACACGTCCGAGACTTGGCGCAGAATTAACTGAGGGTCACCATGGCAGATAGCAACACAACCAACCTCTCACTGGTCAAGCCAGAAGTCGGCGCGTCTGCCGACACATGGGGCACCAAGATCAACACCGACCTTGACACGATTGACGGCATCTTCAAGGCCGACGGCACTGGCACCAGTGTCGGCCTAAGTGTCGGAGCTGGCAAAACCTTGGCCGTCGCTGGGACGCTGAACGCAACCGGCACCGTCTCTGGTGGCGTAATTGCCACGTTGACCGGCACGCAGACCCTGACCAACAAGACCCTAACCAGCCCCACGATTAACGGCGGCACCATCACTGGCATCACCGACATCACGGTGGCCGATGGCGGCACGGGTGCAAGCACCGCAGACGCTGCAAGGACCAACCTCGGGACCGGCACCGTGCCCCAAGTCGTCTCGGGCGGCGCGTACACGCTGCAGGCCTCTGACATTGGCGACCACGTTTCGGCCACGGGCAACATCACGGTTCCACCGTCCATCTTCTCCGCTGGTGCTGTGGTTGTGATCTACAACAACACGGCAGGCAACCTGTCCATCCTGCGCGGCTCTGGCGTAACCATGTACTGGATTGCCGGTGCAAACGCTAACCGAACCATTGGCACACGTGGGCTGGCGTCCATCCTGTGTGTGGCCGCAGACACATTTGTGATCACTGGGCAAGGGGTCTCCTGATGGCTGGGGTACACAGCGTCATCGCTGGTGGCGTGAACCCGTTTGTCGAGGCCACGGGCGGCACGATCACGACATACACCTCTGGTGGTGCGACCTACCGCGTCCACACGTTCACGTCCGGCTCAACGCTGACCATCCTCAACCCCGGCACGCCGGGTGTGTTTGAGATCGACTACCTCGTGGTGGCCGGTGGTGGTGGCGGTGGATTTGGCATCAATGGCGACTTCGGTTCTGGTGGTGGCGGCGGTGCTGGCGGTGTGCTTTCTGGCACGACAACACAATCTGCTGGTTCCTTTACGGCGACAGTCGGCGGTGGCGGCAGTGGCGCTGCGTCTGGTTCAAATAGCAATGGCAGCAACGGCGGCGACTCTTCCATATTTGGATTGAGTGCCACTGGCGGTGGTGGTGGCGGCGGCGGCTTCTCTGCCGGTAGCTCTGGCGGCTCTGGCGGTGGTGGCGGTACATCAAACGCTCCGGGAACCACTGCAGCAGTTATCAGTGGTGGCTCTGGCACTGGAGGCCAAGGCAATGCTGGCGGTGCTGGTATTCGTTCGGAGGGCAACTCGGCCCGTCAAGGCGGCGGCGGTGGTGGTGCTGGTGCAGTTGGCACAACAGCCTCATCCACCAGCGGCTCTGGAACCGGCGGCGCTGGTATCTCCAACTCCATCCAGACCGGGTCTGCGCAATCCTACGCTGGCGGCGGTGGTGGTGGATCGGTCATTGACGCACATTCCTCCGGTGGATCGGGTGGCGGTGGTCGTGGCGCATTTGGAACTGGCGGTACTGCAACTGCAGGCTCAGCAAATACCGGTGGCGGCGGTGGTGGTGGAACCTCCAACGGGCCACAAAATGCTGCTGGTGGTGGTTCCGGTATCGTGGTAGTCCGCTACCGCATTGCATAATTTTTCAACAGGAGAAGCAAATGAAACGATTGATTCTGGCCACTGCTGTGGCACTGACCCTCACGGCTTGCGCTACAAACCAAGACGCTTACTACGCTGCCATCGCTGCACGTGAAGCACGACAGGCAGAGCAAGAACTCCGCGCTGACACTGCCATTGCGCAGATGGCCGCAAGCGGTGATGCACAAGCCAAGGGTATGGCGCTCATGCACTTCGCCATGAAGGCCGCTGGCGGGGCCAAGCAGGCGCAGCAAGCCATTGCCGCACCCAAGAGTACCGCCGAGGCATTGCTGCCTTGGGCTTCGCTCATCATCCCAAGCATCACGCAGTTCTACAGCATCACCAAGAACGCAGAGATGGCGATCAATTCCAGCAACAACTCGTTGGCTGGCAAGCTGGCCGACAACGACATGATTACCGACTTGGTTCATGGCCGCATCGACCCAATCGTTGGCACCTCTGACGACGTGCTGTTGTACCCACGATGATCTTTCCGACGCCCTATCTGCTGGCCGGTGCTCTCGCTGTTGGCTTGCTGACAGGATGGACCGCCAACGGGTGGCGGCTCAATGGGAAGATTGACGAGATGGTGCTGGAGCACACGCAGGCCGTTCAGGTGGCCACGCAGAAGGCTCTGGATGAAACGACACGAATGCAAAGGGAGAAAGACAATGCAGTTGCACAAGCACAAGCCCAAGCGAAGTCCAATGCTGCCGCTGCTGATTCTGCTCGCCTTGAGCGTGACGGGCTGCGCGACGACCTCGCTGCCAGTCGTACCACCTTCGCCGACTCTTCCCACACCTCCCTTGCCGCTTACGCCAGCACCCTCAGTGTCGTATTCGAACAATGCACAAAAGAATATTCAGAGCTGGCGGCAAAAGCTGACGGCCACGCCCTTGACACAACAACCCTCTTCACCGCTTGGCAAGCCGTGATCAAGAAGGACTGAGCCATGTTGCTGGAGCTTGCAGCCGCCAATGCGGCCTTCGCAGTCATCAAGGAGGCTGTGCAGAACTCTGGCGACATCATGAACGCGGGCGATGCGCTGTTCAAGTACTTTGACTCCAAGGCAGAACTCCAGAAAAAGGCCAACGAAAAGGGTGGCTCAAGCCGTGGCGATCTTGAAGAGTTCATGGCGCTTGAAAAGCTCAAGCAGCAAGAGGAGGAGCTTAAGCTCATGATGATCTACTCGGGTCGCGGCGGCATGTGGGACGACTGGTTGGCGTTCCAAGTTAAGGTCAAGAAAAAGCGTGAAGCAGACAAGCGCCAGAAAGTGCTCGATCGTCAGCGCCTCATTGGCCGGATCAAAGACGTGTTCATGATCATTTTGATCATTGTGCTGTTGGGGGGCTTGGGCCTCATCATTGGTTTTGCAATTTGGTTTGCGAGGGACGTATGAAGATCATCATGACACTTTTAACCTTGGCGGCGCTGGCGGCGTGTTCCGACACTTACCGCTACCCATGCCAAGACCCCAAGAATTTCGGGCAACCGAAATGTGAGCCGCCAGCCTGCGAGGCAGATGGCACTTGTACCAAAGACCTTTTAGGACAGCCTAAATGAACCAACCTGCAAGCCTTGATGAGAAGCTGAAATTTTGTATCGGCATCGGCATGACCATGACCTTGATGGGCATCGTCGGTACGGTGCTGTACTCGCTGGTGTTTGTGACCCAGCCGATGGGTCAGATGGCCCCCAACGATGCGCGGTTCTTTGAGCTGCTGTTCCCTATTGCAACCTTTATCACTGGCTCATTGGGCACCCTGTTGGCGCTCAACACCGACAACGGCAAGCCCAAGAAGCCTGACGCACAACCCGAACCCACCGAAGGAGTCTAACCATGACCCAGTTGACCAAGAACTTCTCGCTGCACGAGCTGACCAAGTCCGAGACCGCTGCTCGCCATGACATGGAAAACAACCCCGGCCCTGCCGAGATCGCTTGCCTGACCGATCTGGCTGGCAAAGTGTTGCAGCCTATCCGAGACCACTTCCAGAAGGGCGTCCACATCAACTCCGGCTTCCGTCACCCTGACGTCAACGCCAAGGTGGGTGGATCACGCACATCAGATCACTGCAAAGGCATGGCTGCGGACTTGGAAATCCCCGGTGTGGCCAATGCCGATCTGGCCGAGTGGGTCAAGAACAACCTTGAGTTCACCCAGCTCATCCTTGAGTTCTACACACCCGGCATCCCTGACTCCGGCTGGGTCCATGTGAGCTACGACCCGGACAACTTGAAGAAGCAGGTCATGACTGCCACCAAGAAGGACGGCAAGACCGTCTACCTTCCCGGTCTGGTGGCATAAATGGCAAACAAGGCGCAGACGCTGGAGACGCCACGGGCACCATCGCTGCCCCTGCCGGACCAGTCGTACAACCACACCACGCAGGACCAGCACAACTCGTCTTTGCGGAACTTCTTTTTGAAGCTGCAAAGCGTCCTTTCAAATTTGCTTGGACCCAACGGTGGGCAGTACATTGACAGTCCAAACGGTTTGTTTTTTAGCACCAGCGACCAGACCTTGGCGGCGACCAACACGGCCACACCCGTGGAGTTCCCTATTGAGTACCTGAACAACGCTGTTGAGGTTAATGCCGGAACCGAGAGCCGCATCTACGTCAGAGTTTCCGGCATCTACAACTTCCAGTTTTCTGGGCAGTTGGTTTCTAATTCCGCATCGGCCAAACAAATCTACCTTTGGATCGTGCGAAATGGCACCGACATCGGGTACAGCACGCACCAGTACACACTGTCCGGCTCCAGCGTCCACCTAAACGTGGGCTGGAACTTCAACATTGACATGCAGAAGGATGACTACCTTGAGCTGGAGTGGGCCGCAGACAGCACTAGCGTGACTTTGGAGGCCACGGCGGCGGCTGGTGCCCACCCCGGCATCCCGTCGGCGGTCATGGCCGTGAACTATGTCGCACCCCTGCCGGATGTGATCCCCACGCCACCCTGATTCTGGAACAATACAGCCATGGCCATGATCCCACTCCAACTCCCACCCGGCGTCTACCGCAACGGCACAGAACTACAGTCTGCTGGCCGGTGGTTTGACGCGAACCTTGTGCGATGGTTTGAGGGGACAATGCGGCCTGTCGGCGGCTGGCGTCGGTTCTCCACCAACGCGGCCAATGGCAAGTCCCGTGGCCTCATCACTTGGCGGGACAACGCGGCAGACCGCTGGATCGCTGTTGGCTCCAACACCAAGCTGTACGTGGCCGGTGCCGCTGGTACGCTGAAGGACATCACCCCAGCCGGATTCACGGTTGGAACAGAAGACGCAGCAGTCAACCAAGGCTACGGCGGTGGACTGTACGGCACCGGCCTGTACGGCACGCGCCGACTTGACAACCAAAACTATGCGCCGCCGATGACGTGGAGCATGGACACTTGGGGCGAGTATCTGGTTGCCTGCGCCAACGGCGACGGAAAGATTTACGAGTGGCAGCTCGGGTTTTCAACCCCAACGGTTGCGGCTCAAGTCGCCAACTCACCAGAGGATTGCTCTGCCATCATGGTTACCGGCGAGCGTTTCCTGTTTGCCCTTGGGGCCGGTGGAAACGTGCGCAAGGTGGCGTGGTCCGACCAAGAGGACAACACGGTCTGGACGCCCACGACACTGAACCAAGCCGGTGACTACGAACTCAACACCGTCGGCCAGCTCATGGCTGGTAAGCGTTTCCGTGGCAACAACCTGCTGTGGACCAACGTGGACCTGCACACCGCGCAGTACGTCGGCCAGCCGTTTGTGTACGGCTTTGAGAAGGTCGGCTCCGGCTGCGGACTGATCTCTCCACAGGGTGTGGCCGTCACGGACAGCATGGCCGTTTGGATGAGCCGCTCGGGCTTCTTCATCTACGACGGCTACGTCCGGCCACTGCCTTGCGACGTGGCTGACTACGTGTTCCGAGACATCAACATCACCGAGATCGCCAAGGTCTACGCGGTCCACAACAGCGCCTTTGGCGAGGTGTGGTGGTTCTATCCCAGCGAGTCGTCGAACGAGAACGACTCATATGTAACGTTCAACTACCGCGAGAACCACTGGGCCATTGGCAAGATTGCTCGCACGGCTGGCACAGACCGCAACGTCTTCCAGCAGCCACTCATGGTCGGCACTGACGGCTACCTGTACGAGCACGAGGTCGGAACATCGCACGACTCTTCTGTGCTCTTTGCCGAGTCCGGCCCGGTGCAGATCGGCAACGGCGACAACATCATGGCGGTCAAGGAGCTGATCCCAGATGAGCTGACGCAGGGCGATGTTCGTGTCAGCTTTGCCACCAAGTTTTACCCCAACGCCACAGAATACGATTTTGGCCCGTACAGCATGGCCAACCCGACGTCGGTCCGGTTTACGGCTCGGCAGATCAAGATGAAGATTGAGCAGGTCCAACCATCAAACTGGCGTGTGGGCATCATGCGGATCGATGCGGTGGCTGGGGGTCGTCGGTGATTGATGCGTTTCATGAGCTGAATCGGTGCCGCCGCTGGATCGAGGACGCTTTAGAATACGCTGGAGGAACACACAATTTCAACGACATCGCGGCTGCGGTTCTGTCTGACAGATTTCAGATTTGGCCCAGTAACAACGCGGTGGTCGTGACGGAGATCGTTGTTTACCCACAGCTCAAGGATTTGCACTACTTCCTTGCCGGTGGCAACCTAGACGAACTCAAGGCAATGCGACCCATCATTGAGTCGTGGG